TTTCATTATTTAAGAGAAATATGGCAAGAGACAACAGAACGCGACGCACTTATCGGTGTGTCCATGACAGGAATCGGGAGTGCCGCTGTACTCCAAATGGATATGAAGGCCGCTGCAAGTATCGTAAAACGCGAGAACACGAGGGTTTCAAAATTAATAGGTATAAATCAAGCGGCACGTACAACGTGTGTTAAACCTGCAGGTACTACTAGCCTAGTGTTAGGCACATCATCAGGTATACATGCTTGGCACAACGATTATTATATACGTAGATTACGTGTAGGTAAAAACGAAGCCATATATAATTACTTATCTAATAACCACCCTGAGTTAATTGAAGATGAATATTTTAGACCACACGACACTGCTGTTATTGAAATACCACAATCAGCACCTGAAGGTTCTATATTAAGAACTGAGTCTGCGTTTGACTTACTTGAACGTGTAAAAAAAGTAGCTACTGAGTGGGTTGCGCCTGGTCATAGATCAGGTAGTAATACTCATAATGTATCTGCAACTATAAGTTTAAAGCAAGAAGACTGGGACAAAGCAGGTAAATGGATGTGGGAAAACAGAGACTGTTACAATGGTCTATCTGTACTACCTTATGATGGTGGTACATACACACAAGCTCCGTTTGAAGATATAAAGAAGTCGGAGTTTAACAAGTTAGTTAAATCATTACAAGATGTAAATCTTGAAAACGTAATGGAGTTAACTGACGAAACAGATCTATCTGGCGAATTAGCCTGTGCCGGTGGATCATGCGAAATTACAGGCTTATAACTAAAACAAATAATATGAAAAATGTTTTAATGAGTTTTGCTTTAAGTATACTGTGTGTACTAAGTGTTAACGCTCAACAAAAAGGTGACTGGTACGTTGGTACTGGTGACATAGCTAATACTGCTTGGACAGAGTGGTCAATAGCTCCAACATTAGGTTATGGCATTGCTGATAACTTTATGGTGGGATGTAATGTATCTCAAGCAGACTCGTCTGCAGAAATGGTACTAGATGCACATGTTAGATATTTCTACAATGGATTATTTGGCTATGTATCTGCTCCTAACTTAGATACAGACCTATTAAAAATTGGTATTGGTAAAATGTTTACTTTTCACAAAGGAGTATACGTAGATCCAAAACTAGTTTACGACACAAACATGAAGACTACAAACTTGATGTTAGGTGTTGGTCTTAAATTTTAGTATTAACTTAAAACAAAACAATTATGGAAACAGTATTTAATTATTTAAATGGATTCTTTAGCGGACTTGCTGGAGTGTTAATGACAGTTTTACCACTAACTATTTTATGGGAAGTGTTAACTGGTGGATTACTATTTAATATGGATGTAATCTCTAACTTAACTGCTTTAGTTAATGAGTTCGGAACAGGCGGATTTGCTGGGCTAGTTGTACTAGTTATAGTAGCTTCGTTTTTTGTTAAGAAATAAAATATAATAACTAAAATTAAATTAAATTATGTCTTTTAATAAACTTAACACAATGTTTGATGAGTTGCAAGATACAATAAACGACTGTCAAACAGATGTAACAAAATTTGTAGAGGGAAATAACTCTGCAGGAACGAGAGTCAGAAAGGCGATGCAAGCTGTAAAAGCTCTAGCCCAAGAGGTTAGACTGGAAGTTCAGCATCAAAAGAACTCGCAGTTCTAAAATAATAAAGGGAGCTTTTTAGCTCCCTTTTTTTTTAACAATCAGTTAGTTCGTCGTAATCTGCTAAAGTTTTTAAATGCTCGTAAGTTTGTTTTACAATATTTAAGTTTGCAGTATTTGCTACTGATGGTGTAAACGTGCCAGATATAGTATATACTGCTTCATCTGGGTTTGAAGCGTAAGAACTTGCGTCTTTATAAACTCTAGCTGAGTAATCAGCATGGTTTGCTTTACTCCAACTGCCATCTTCAGCTTGAGTATCTACAGCTCTATGATAACACGTCATAACTTTTAAATGAGCGTTATCTATATCTAATCCTTTGTATGTTAATTTTCCTGTTAATGCCATGTTATATAATTTTATATTTAGTTTTACCTTGATGTTTGTAAGCTTTTAAACATCTATTTCTATTTTCTTGAGGTGACACGTAGCTAACGTGTACCCAGTCTGGGTTTTCATCGTCACCAAACTCCCATATCATTTGATCAAAGTCTAAGTGTTCTCTAATAAAACTAAACATCTCAGCGTTAGTTAAATGGCCGTATGTGTCATCAATATCTATAGCTTGCCCATGACAGTGTTGTGACTTTTCACTACCACCTATAGCTTTATTTAATTCTGGTGATCTAAAAAAACTATTTATTTTTATAGGACCATTTGTATATGTGCGGAGTGGTTCAAATATTTCGTCAGCTAATAATATCATATTATTTAACTGTTTTCTATTTGGTTTATTATTTATTCCAAGGCGTAATGCAGTTCTGCTATACACACCTTCTTTATCGCTTATATGTTCGCTAATCATATTAATCTACTGTGTTTATTTTACCTATATTTGCTGTTGCAACTGTATTTACTTTGCCTATATTAGCAGATGCTACGGCTAAAACTTTATGTCCATACCCACTAACAGGATCTGTAAAAGTTATATTTATAGTTCCAGCAAAGTTTATACCTCTACTTATATCACCATCTTCTTCTAATGGATCTTCTTCAAAATCACCATCGTCTTCAACACCTATTAAACAAATATTAAAATTACTATTGTTTATAATATCAGTAGCGGCTGTAGCACCTAAACTTATAGCATTATTACCAGTTGACCAAGCTGTGCTAGAAAAATAAACAGTACCACGAGCTAAATTGTCAAAATCTGCACTAACTATAGCGCTACCATTACTACTACCAGCAGTGTGTTTAATACCTAATACATTAGCGTCTGCATTTGTAGTGCCTGGTATATTTAAAACAAAATTAGAACCACCTGAAACACCTGACGTATCAAAGTGTAAAAAAGTTCTTGTAAATCTAAAAGTATTACCTCTACCAGATGATTTAAAATATTGTATTGCAGCTATTTCAGCAGAGCTATGATTGTCATTTACTTCACTACTACTAGTTGCATTACCAGCGTCTGAAAAACCTCCCTGAGTAGCACCTTTAAGAAAACCACCTCTGTTTAATGATATAGTACCCATTACGCAACTTCAACAAACGTGCCGTCTGGATTAAACCATATATTACCGTTAGTAGCATGTACACAATAACCTATAACTCTAACTATATCACCACTACCAGATGGTGCAGTCGCTGTAGCTTGACCAGCTGTAGTTGAAGCATATAACACATCGCCAACCGCGCCTGGATCATTTGCTATTGTAACCATACCTCTAAGCAACATTCCATTAGTATTTGAAGCTGCTCCTAACGCAACTGCTAATAAACCATCACAAGTAGAAGCACTATCAGCGTCTACTAATTCCCAAGTGCCATTTGATTTATAATGATATATAGCACCTGCAGTCATAGATGTTGTACTACCAAAATAAACTACATCACCTTTAGCATCGCCATCTGTACCACTTGCTACTTCAAATTCTCTTACATTTGCTTTTATTCTACTTGAAAAAGTTACAACACCACTATCATCAATACTTATAGCATCTGTATCAGAAGCAGAACCTATAGTTCCATCGTCGTCTACTATTAAACCGCCACCAACAGTAATACCTGCACTTGTTGTTGATAGTCTTAATGAAGCATTGTGATATAAAAAACTACCACCACCGTCAGTAAACTGTGCTAGTCCTTGGCCATTAGTATCTTGTAGATATATACTACCACTGTTTTTTGTTCTTATATAAAAACCTCCAGTACCAGTATGATCTATATAACTATGACTACCACTATGGTATACTCTTAAGTCGTGACCGCTACCAAAAGCTGCAACAGATTGGTCAGGAAACACTGTAAACGGAGCTGCACCACCTGATGCGCCTTCTAATTGAAAATACGTCTCTACGCCACCAGAACCATCATCACACTCAAATATTATCATTTCATCATCAGCGAAATTTCTAATTTTAAGATCACCAGTAATATTATCTAAATAACTATTACTGCCATCGTGATATATTTGTAAATCACCACCAGCTCCAAACATACCTTTAACACTGTCTGCAAAAATAGTTTCTTTATCTATTTTAACTTGTGTTGAGCCACCATCTAAAGTTAAATAAGTAGCTGTGTTTCCAGAGCCATCATCAGTAGAAAATATTATATCGCCATCATCAGCGTTGTTAGTTATTGTAATATTTCCAGTAGCATTTGTAATATTACTATTGCTGCCATCATGAAAAAATACAAAATCATTTCCAGTACCTAAAACAACTTTTACATTATCAGTAAATTCTAAACTATCTACACTTTCGTCCCACATCATATACCTACCAGACGTAGCTCCAAAAAACTTAACATCATGCCCAGTATCGTCTACGCCGACAGTTAAAGTGTTATTTAATTGTAAAGTACCTGCAATATCTGTGTTACCACTTGTAATGTCAACTTTAAAATTATCGTAATCACTGGAAGATTCACCTATAGAAAATTTATTGTCTTTAGCTATTAAATGAACATCTGTATCATTATCTTTAATTTTTATAAAAGCTTTATCGTCTGTGCTTTCAAATATTGCAACCGTGTTTGTGCCACCTGAGTTTACATCAAGTTGAGCGCCTGGACTACCTCCAACACCAAACTGAGTACTAACAAAAGTTTTTACAGCGCTACCATCTAAAGTAATATACGCTGTGTTACCACCTGATCCGTCATCACAGTTAAATATTATATCTTTATCATTAGCGTTATTAGTAATTTTTAAATCACCAACATAATTTATTATATGTGAATTACTGGCATCATGTACTAATTGTAAATCGTTACCATCACCTATTCTTAAATAATCGTTATCACCTAAGTTTACTTCTGCAAAAGTGCTCACAATAGTTTCGTCAGTACCACCGTTAGTATCAGTTGTTGAACCGTCTAAAACCGTAAGAGTCCCATCAAATACTTCTATTTTTCTTATATTAAGAGGTCTACCTGTAGAATATGCTACTTTTTCAGCGTATATATAACTATCAGCGCCAGCGGTACCAGCTTGGTCAGAAGTAAATATAACATCATTACTATGTGTATGAAATTCATAACTTTCAGATCTAACTATTTGTGGTTTGCTTGTAGTATATTGAGCCCTGTAAAATATATCTAAAACTATAGGTTGATGATAAGAGTTTTCACTAGTTTCAAGGTATACTCTACATAAAGTGTGATCTGCTATTTGCAATAAACGCATCCTAGTGCCTTGAGCTGGCAAGGTATAAGCTTGTTTTGAGCCAAAGTCCATTTGACCGTTAATCGCTATGTCACTATGAAACTGTTGCGCCATATTATTTTATTTAATTAATTATATTCTATGTATATGCTATAGATCCAGCTGTTGCACCTGCTAAACTTGTAATTAAAGCTCTGCAATCATTTGGAGGTGCAGTACCAAAGTCAATTGATACTACAGAAGTACTAGCAGTACTGAAGTCATCTGTTGTTCTAGCTATATCACACATGATATTAGCCTCTGTTGTTTTGTCATATACCTGTACTATTATATCAGCCGTACCTAAGTTATGTGTTATTGTTACTATATTTTGATCTGTTAAACTTGAAACATCAATGTCGCAAACTACAGATTTAGCAGAAAGTGTATCAGCTGTAACAACTCTAGCAGCATCTGTACCTGTTATAACTTCAGCGGCCGTAGCAAGCTCAACAACACCTTTAGTATCATCAGCAGCATCAGCTACAGATAATACAGAGCTTGAAGCTGTTATGTTAGTACCAGCAAATAAATCAGCTAACTTACTAACATTAGTCATACGCATTGTACCACCGTCGTTATGTAAGAAACCATCGCCGTTTGCTACAGCAGTAGTACCTCTTGAAGTACCACCGTCGATTAAGTTGATTTCAGCGGCTGTTGCCGTTACGTTAGTACCACCAATATCTAGCGTTGTCATAGATACTTCGCCAGCAACAGTTAGTATACCATCGCCAAGTGTTAATAAATCTGTGTCATCAGCACCACCAATTGTACCACTAGCTTTTATAACAAGATCATCTCCAATTGTAAGTAAACCAGCGTGGCTTAAAGTCATATCAGCCGTACCATCAAAAGCACCTGAAGCTAGACCAGCTGTTTCAGTGGCAGCTACAGCAAATACTAATTTAGATCTATTACTAGTAGCTCCAAAAGTGTCTGCTGCAATAGCAAATATACCAGCTGCAGGAAGTATAGCGTCACTTCCGTCTGAATCACCAGCTTTAAATTGAATACCACCAAGTACATCGTTAGCAGTGATAGCATCTTCTTCAGATTCTATTGTTAATACAAAAGGTGTAGCTGATCCAGTAGCTTCATGAGATAAAGTTAAACCAGAATCAGCGTTGTGAGTTATTCTAACTTCTTGATCGTCACCAAATAATATTTGAGCACCATCGGCTAAATATAAATCTGAAAACTCTAAAGAAGAAGTACCAAGCGTAGCCCCGTCAGAAGCGTCTGGTACAAAAGCTGTTTCAGCTGTAAACGTAGCAGTTCTAATACCAGAAGTACCATTATCAATAGCACCAAAACCAGATGTTATACTACCAGAGTTAAGCGCGCCTGTACCTTCAATACTACTATTAGTAAATGTAGCAATATCAGACATTGCAACTTGAACCATTGTTCCATTATCATTAAGAACAACTCTATCAGCACTAGCTACAGTTGTGCTTGTAGCAGACGTGTTACCATCTAAAATATTAATTTCAGCAGTAGTAACTGTAGCACCGTCTAATTTATTTAACTCTGCAGGAGTAGAAGATATTGTTGTAGTGCTTGGATCTGCAGCAAACAAAGCTACGTGACCAGTAACGTTTGGTAAAGTATACGTTACATCAGCACCAGCTACAACAGACTTAAGTGTTGCGTCGTTACCATCAGCAGAAGTACCTTCAAATATTACACCGTTAGAAGTTGTTACTGTAGTAACATTGTTTGTAGTAGTGTCTCCTGTTACAACTAAGTTACCAGGTATTGTTACAACCGAGTTAGCACCGTTACCAATTGTAACATCAATTTCATCTTCAGCATCACCGTCTTGTATTATTAAACCAGGCTGCATTTCACCATCATGAGTTGCTACTCTAACTTCAAATTTACCACCTTCAGAACCATCGCTAGCATCAGAGATTAAACCTCTAATTTTAGCAAAGTTTGTTTGTTGTTGCGCATCATTATCACCAGCAAATATAATTTCACCAACCTCATCATTATCAGCACCGGCAGCACCTTTATCTTTTAAAAGTAATATACGGGCACCAGTAGCATCGTTAGCGTTGTTTTCTAAAACAATCATAGGATCGTCAGCAGCGCTAGAAGTAAAATTAATTGTATCTTGAGCAATAGAACCTAGCGTAGTTATAATACCACCAGTAAGTATATTAGTACCACCAATAGTTATAGCATCAGCTTCTAACGTGCCATCAAAATAACCATCTTTAAATTGTTTTGAGCTTGAGCCTAAATCAACATCATCGTCAGTTACAGGCTCTAACACACCATCTTTTAAAACTATTTGATCTGCAGCAGCAACTCTAAATATCATGTTGTTGTCAGTTGCAAAGTCAATATCATTATCAGCATCTCTACCTATAACTAAACTAGCATTTAATACTGATGTTATAGTTGTTTGTGCAGCTGTAATTGCTACGTCATTTGCGTTAGCCGTTATACCATCACCACCAATAACATTTAAAACAGAGTTTGTAGCTGTCATACCTGCGCCAGCAAATAAAGTTGCTAAATCAGCTAACGCTTCTTTTTTAGCAGTACCTGAAGCACCACCGTCTAAGAACATTATATAATCACCATTTGCTATAGCAGCTTCTGTTACATGTTGTAAACCAGTGCCGATTAAATTGTCTATAGTTATTGCATTGTTAACGTCACCAGTTTGACTTTCGTCAGAAAAAGCTAGTTTATCACCAGATGCTATTGAAGTTTCAACAGCATGGCTTTGTATTGTGTTTTGTCCTACAGGTAAAAAGTTAGATCCGTCGTAAACATATAAAGATTTTTTACCAGAACTACTGTCGTAATATATTTGACCTTCAGTCGGACTACCAGGTTCAGAACTTAAATTTTGTATTACAGCATTTTGTAATTCGTTTTTATTTAAGTCAATACTACTATAATATTCTATTGCCATTGTTTTCTTTTTTAATTAAGATATGCTTTTCCTTGAAACGCTAAAGCGCTGCCACCAGAAAAGAAAGTTATTGTTAATTGGTTTGCTGAATTATAAACTACAGTGCCATGTACTACAGTTTCAGCAGAGTCTACAACTGTTACAGATGGAAATCTATTTAAATTGTGAGTTATAGACCAAGTATCAGAAGTGCTACTCTGATTATGAGTATACGTAATATCACCAATAATAGGTGAAGTCATTACTGTTCTTCCGATATATTTCATTTAAGATATTATTATATCTGCCGTGGGTGTTTCAGAGGCAGATTTAGTTAGTTTTACAAATAATCCAAATATTGAATTATCAAATTTAAAATCATGAACTAACGTAGCTCCTGCCGGAAGCAATGTATTTTTAAATATATGAAAAGTTCCGCCAGTAACAGAAGCTGTTGTTTTTTGTTCTATGAATAAGTTTACAGTACACGGCAATGTAGCATTAGTATTACATAAAGATATTGACGACAGGTCGACATTGTCGCCAGCCGTCAATAATTCTCTTGTAATTTCACCGGATATATTGTAAACCGCCATATTTTATTGATAAAATAGTGCGTATTCTAATATAGTTTCAGTAGTGTCAGATGCAGTAAATTCTATGTCTTTACCTGATCCTCCAGAATAAGGTATAAACATCCAATCACCACCATATAATCTACCTATTTCTTTGTCTACAATTAAAATTGTAACATATTTAGTACCATCACCTCTGTCGTTACAGTTTTTAATATATACCTTAGCAGACTTATCAGCAGTCATATCAGCCGCTACACCAGAAGTTAAACCATGATCTAACAATATAGTATTGCTACCAGAACTTGTTTTCTTTCTAGCTAAACCTGTAGTTTCTGTAAGACCAGTATCTGTACCAGCAGTATACAAAGTAGCAGTGTTTGATATGTTAACTGGATTGTCAGCTATATCAAGACTAGATAATGTAATTGTTGCAGTTGTTGTTGCCATTTTTATTTATTTTTATTTGTTAATATTATGAATCAGATGCTGTTGCTAAAGTTTCTCCAACGTGAAATAAAGCATATTCTACAGTAGCTTCAGCTACATAAGCTTGTAATTCTACAGTTGAATCATTTGCTGCGGCAGATAAATCGCAAGACCAAGGGAAAAAAGCCCAGTCACCAGCGTATAATCTACCAACAACTTCGCTGTTAATAGAAATTATTACATAGTTAGTAACATCTGTATTTTTGTTTATAATATAAACATAGTTAGAATTATCTTTTAATGCATCGCTTTCTGGTATAAGGTCAAAATTAGTACCTGTAGCTATTTTAGCTCTATGATAATTTAATTGCTCTAAACCAGTAGCTGTAGTACCTCCTTTGTACAAAGTAGTCGTAGCCGACAACGATAAGTTGTCAGTGAGCAAATCTGAACTAGAAAGTGTTATTGTTGCCGTTGTTGTTGCCATAATTTATTATTTGTTTTTTATTAATTTTTGTTCTACGCTTCCGTCATTATATATAAAGAACAAAAGCTTGTTTTTAATTATTTTTGTTGGTCTACCAAGAATATCAGTAACAGCTACTAGCTTCTTCTCAGCTTGTGTTCTTGTTAATAACGGACCAGACCAAGTACCGTCACAATAATCGTATGTTGCTTGACATATAGTGTCCCACTCGTTTTGACAGCAATATTCATCAACTTCTAATACCCAAGCATAACAAGGGTCGTTTAACCAATAAGGATTACCAGGGCCAGTTATACAATTTGCCGCATACAAGCATGCCAAGGAATCACTAACGTTTGCATCGATATTATAGTTATACGCATTAACATCCATACATCCTTCAACCACAGCCAAACACGAACCATTGTCAGTATTAGCCTCCGGATTATAGTTAAAAGCAGTACTATCAGTACAACCATAAACATAAGCAATGCAGCTGAAATCCTCTGTATTGGCTTGAGGATTATAGTTAAGCATACTAGGATCAGTACAGCCATAAATAAAAGGGACGCAAGGGATGCTATTATTAGTTGCATTTGCTAAAGGATTATAATTAAACATTGTGCTATCCATACAACCGTAAATAAATGCTATACACGATCCGTTGTCTACGTTTGCGTTAGGATTATAATTAAACATAGTAGGATCAGTACATCCATATACTATAGCTATACAGCTACCGTCATCTACGTTTGCTTGTGGATCATAATTAAAAGCTTGCGGATTAGTACAACCAAACACTATTGCAATACAACTACCATCATCTGTATTAGCTAAACTATCGTAGTTAAGCGCTGTCACATTGGTACAACCAAATATAACTGGTATACAAGTGTCAGGTGTATTAGCAAGCGGATTATAATTAAATGCTACTGGCTGCATACAACCTACAACTACAGGTAAACAACCACCGTTATCTACATTAGCTAAACTATCATAATTAAATGCCGTGCTGTCAGTACAACCAAATGTAGCGTATACACCACAACTGTCTTGTACATTTATATCTGTATAATATCCGTTTGCTGTATCAACGTGATATTGTAAGTATGCTGCAGATATACAACCAGGATAATAATAACAATCATCAGCTGTATTAGCAGTGTCAATATAATTAAAAGCTAAACTGTCTAAACAACCATAAACTTTTTCTTCACATATATTACCACAATACGTTTGCGCTTCGTATTTAAAAAATGGTATTATAAAAGGCGGTTGTACACTTATAGTAGTATCGCCAAATGGATTTAATAAAGTAAATCCACACTCTAACGCTGTATGTTGCGTTTGTTGACTAACAAAAAGTTTAGCGTATACTTCGTCTGGCGCGTATAAACCTAAATTAAACACTTGATTAAAAGCAGGTTGGTTCATGTAAAATACAGATGTATCTGCGTCTTGCCATATTTCTAACCTTGTACCTACCCAACCATTACCAACAAGATCATGTAGTATTAAAGTATAACCACACGAATCAATATCTTCCATTGTATTTGCTAGCGGATCGTAATTGTACATTGTACTATCAATACAACCATATATTTTTAAAATTGTACAGCTACTATCATCTATTGTTGCTAGCTCGTTATATTCTACGTAGTCATCATCCATGCAACCATAAACAGGCGGTGGCGGTATACACGTGTCTGCTTGCCAAACATGACTTGAATCGTAACCAAAAGCAGGGTCGTTACCGTAAACAACTGTATCACCACATTGCATTACATAATATGAACCGTTTTGTCCACCCCACAAGCTACCTTCTAAACCATCACCGTATAAATCATATATAGTAAAAGTTAATTCACCTGGTGGTAAGCATGCAAACTTAAATTGTGGTTCATAGTCTGGCACATTGTTATAAGGTCCACCTGAAAATAATACGTTACCTAAACTATCTTTTATATCCCAAGACGTTTCTTCAGGATATTGATCTAAGTTAATATTAACAAGCGTTGGTACACACGGTCCTAGCGGTGGTGGTGGTGGGTTTGGTAGACAAGTCGGTACTTGTCTATTAGAATATATACCTGACTGAAAGTTTGGGTTTGGATAATTAACTACAGTATCACCACATATTGATACGTAATAACTACCATTCATACCGTCACCATAAGTGTCTCGCATTAAAAATGTTATATCAGTAACACTATCGTTTATATAACAAGTGTCTGTATATGTTGTGTTTGGCAGTGTATAATAACCAGCTAATACATTACAAATAGTATCACCATATAAACTATCAGCAAATAAAGTCCAATACGTTTCGCTTGGATAATTATCTGTTGTTACATGTATAACAGCTTGTTTTTGTGCTAGCAGCGTAAACGGTAATAATAAAATTAATAGTAAATTTTTCATATTTATTTTTTAACACAGTTAGGCACTCTTCTGCCTCCTTTCTTTTTATAACCTACTTGCTTATATGTTTTCCAACATTTCATTGGTGACTTCATTTTAAAACTTGACTTTTTATTTTTCACCACATTTCTTTTTAGGGTTGTTAACTTGTCTCCAGTCTTCTTTTTGAAACCAATCACGTAATGTAGCGCCTTTTTTACGAGCGCCTTTTACATTTGTTTTTGAAGAACGTCTATACTTTCCGGCCTTACCAGACTTTTGTTTAGCAGAAACTAAACGCTGTCTTTCAGACTTGCTCATACTAGCAATTTTAGCGGCAGGCAAACACGTTTTACGCGTACCACCGCCTTTTTGCTTTTTCTTTATAGGATTGTTCTTCTGAACGTACATCTACTTTTTCTTCATCATTTTAGTTGCAGTAGCCATTTTCTTCATCATCATAGCTGATTTTTTCTTCATCATAGCCATAGACTTTTTAGTTTTCATCATCATAGCTGAACCTTTCTTTTTCATCATCATAGCAGACTTTTCGTCTTTTTTAAGTTGAGCCATTGATTTTTTAAGCGTAGCCATTGATTTTTTCATTTTAGCCATAGCTTCTTTTTTCATAGGCATGCCAGCTTTAGCAGCTACTCCCTCTACTAATCTTTTTTTACCGCCAGATAATTTATCAGTATCTATCATTTTTTTTGCAGGAGCTTTTTTCATTTTCATTGCAGGGTCTTTTTTCATTTTAAATTTTGTTTTTTATATGGTTGTACATTTTTATTCCTAGTTTTTTGCCAAACTCACTATCACTTTTATAATGAGCATGCGCAATATTTCTGCTATCAGATATATTATTAGCCGTTGCATAAAACGCTTTCCTTGATTTAGGATATTTATCGCCTAACACTTTTCCTATTAACATACCTTGAGCAGAGTGTCCTGAAGGATATGATGGCGTCTTCATTGAAGACATTTCAATATCTTTCATTTTTATATTCATTTTTTTAGCCAACACTTTTGGTCTTGGTCTATTAAAATGTTTTTTTAATTTCATAATAACAGGAGCAGATTTTTCTATTAGTTTACCTGCTATGCTACTATCATAATCTTTTATACCTTCTCTTTCAGCTGTTTGTTTAAAAGCTTTTTCTTGATCGTCAAACTTCTTTACAAAAGATTTATTCATTTTTATTTTAGCAAGTGCTTTGATCTCTTGCATAGTATCAAAAGTACTATCACCTGGCGGCTTCATTTTTTTTAAACTACTTATATCAAAGTCTTTAAACATTTTTTCTTGCTTTTCTTATTGCTTCTTTACCACGTTTAAAAATACTAGCAACTTGTGATTTACCCATTACTTTTGCTCGTTGCTCACCTACTGTTAATATTTGTATTTTACGCGCGTAAGGTTTACTTATTTTTTTTACCTTTGCAACTGTTGCTCTAGCATTTGCCGGTGTTGCAAACTTTATACTTACAGTGTCTTTAGGGTTTTCGTCTGTATACAAACGTCTACCACTACCTTTTGGTTTTTTGCCAGTACCTACAACCGGATCTTTACGTTTTGATATTGGAGAAGGTCTGTTTGTTTGCATATTTATAAACCAATTACATAATTGTTTGTCTCTTGGTGTAGCATTAGGTCTTGCTTTAAGCTTTTTACACTTACTTATAGTTACATCTCCACCATAAATTTTATTTATTCTAGCTTTTAAAACACCTCTATACGCCATTATTTTTTATCTTTACCTAATCTTTTTCTAACTATATTCATAGTTGTTTTCATTTTACGAGCATAACTAGGATTTTTGCCTCTATTAAAAACAACTTGTTGATTTAAACTACTAATAATTCTACTTAAATTACCTTTACGAGACTTAATCATCCAGCTTGCCAACGCAGAAGGTGATAAACTTTTAAATTTACCTTTAGCGTCTGGCGCGTCAGAGTGTTTAAAATCACCCATACGTTTTTTAAACGGGTTGTTACCTTGCGTGTACATTATTTTTTCTTTTTACCACCGCCAAATTTACTTGGCCCACCAGCCCTAGTACATCTTACACCCCAACCAGAAGCATAAGCGCTAGGCCATACTTTAAACTTACGTTTAGCCGCAGACTTACAAGCTGCAGATATTTTTTTTAATGCTGAACTTTGTTGTAATTTCATAATTTTTATTTTAACATTTCCATCTACGTCTAGCGGCTTTACCTCTTTCACCAGTCCAACTTTTTGATCTAGCGCAAAATGATTTTCTACGTTTAGCAGCTTTACTACCAGGTTTTACTTTACCCGTTACAGCTGTTTTTAATTTACTACCAGGATTTTTACGCCTATATTCTTTAACACCTTTTGCAGTCATACCTGCTCCTTCTTCCACAGTTCTAAAATTACGACCTTTACCTTTTGTAGTTTTTCTAGGCTCGTTACTTTTTTTTCTAAACAAAGGACCACCTGGGTTTCTACGTCTACCACAACTAGTTACAGGAAACGGATTACCTTTTTGTTTAAAATCTAAAGGCGAAGCGTCAAACATATCGTTTTGTTTTTCTGATCCTGGCATAATTAAAAGTCGCTCATTATTTGTTCGTTAATAAATCCTTGTATCTCTTTTCTTGTAGCAAGCAGTTTAAAACTAAGATCTGCCTGGTACCTCTTTATCTCTTCTCCGTCTTTAAATATAATTATAGTAGGTACAATAACTATTTTGTGTTTATCTTGTAACTTTGGTTCTTTAATAATATCAACATCTGCAAGGTCACAGTCGTCTAGTTTGCCAAACCACTCAACTTTATTAGCAGAGTTCCACTCAGCATTAAAGTGTGTTACTGTTATTTGGCCAAAAGCTTGTGATATAGTAAATACTATTATCATCATCAAAGCATAAACGACCTTTGACATGTCTAATTTTTTCATCTGTTATATAGTTTATCTTCTATTTTTTCTAAAGACTCTTTAATCTCTTCAACATCTTTTTTTGTTTCCATAATAGTGTTGCGAATCATTTGATCTTTCATATCAAATTCCATACGCGTAACTTCCGGTGTAGAAACTGGCAACTCTTTCGCCTCTGCAATGTCAGCTTGTAGTGTAAACCACATGCCTATTAGTGTTGACAAACCTAAGCCTATAGCTATTAGCGTTTTTACGCTTACTTTAAAACTAGTATCTTCGTTTAATTCTTTTGACATTTTAGTGTATAGTTATAGTTTAAAAGATTACGTAATTTACTCCAAATTTAAAGTCGTACCACTCTCTATTCCAATATTTATTATACTTGCCTTCTGCAAACAAACCTAATGACTTATTTAGCTTATAACCAAATATTAAGCCACCGCTATAATCTAGCCACTGGCCATTGTTATATTTGTGATATGAAAACTCGCCATCATCGTCATAATGCCAAGGCATAACGTTAGCCCAAGCATGTGTCCAAAACATTTTAGTATAATGATAATAATCAAAACCTAATACTAACGAATGCTGTATTATTTGATCTAACTCATTACGTTTTCTTTCAGTATAATCTGCTAACACTGTAGGTATTACAACTTGTTCCCAAACGTCAGCTGATGTTGCTACTACATTACCACTTGGATCTATGTATTCAGAGTTAAATACATCTACATTGTAACCTTCTTGTAAAGCTAAATACGTATAATGTATACCGCCATTATCTAACTTCCACTCTTCTAGCGGATCATAACCGTATGGCTCAGATAATCTTTGTGCAGCGCCTATGTTAAGCGAAAACTTATTACTTATTTTATACCTATATCTTTCTGATGTTTCAACATATTTAACGTCTGCAAAACCATCTTCTAAATATTCACCTTTTAATATATATTTATTATCTACAAATCTAACAAAATGATGTTGATCAATATACTCATTACCTTGCTGTCTACTATAATCAACTTCAAATAAAAACTCTAAACCAGATACTTTACCTATGTTAGCGCCGTCAGACCACGAGTTTTCAGTACCATCGTAAAATGTTTGTGCTCTATTTTCATAACCAAACCTAGCTATTTTACGTATGCCTAAGACTAAATTATAATCATAAGGCGTTTTTATTGTAGTAGTTTCAAGTCCATTTGTAACAGAAAATACGTCAACATCTGATATTGATGTACCACCATTTGCAGCCGCATAAAAAGTAGAGAATTTAAATATCTTTTTTATATCTTGACCGCAACATTTTTTAGGCGCTGCGCAAGCTGTTAAAATAACTAATAATAGTATAAATAGTTTTTTCATTAATAAATATGTATTTTTTTACCTTGTTTCTTTTTTCTTCTTTTTTTGTATTTTTCAACTTCTTTGTTTTTTATACCTAAATTATATGTGGTATAACCACTAAAGAATAATACTCTTTGATATGCTTTGTATTGTGAGTCAAAAGAGTTTCTAGTGTTTATAGTTTTTCTATAAATTCTATTTAATGGTAGATTAAGTATCGCTTCAACATAAGCTGTATATGCATCAAAATGTGGATTATCAATATCAAAATCACCCATTTTTTCTATAGCTCTTTTGTCATACACTAAAGTTTTTTCCGCGCCTACTATTCTGCTAGCTTTAATACCTATAACAGGTGATAAGTTTAAAGCTTCTATAGCAACAGCAGTCATGTCTGGTCTTTTAGCCTCACGTTGTTCTCTAAATTTTTTAACAACATTTTTTAGCGTAGAAGCAATAGCACCATATATACCAGCACCTCTTAATATACTGTCTAAGCTACCGTTTAAAACTCTTTCTTTTTTCTTGTCAAAAAACTCTTCATCGTCATCATCAAACAACATCATAAATAAAGCAGACTGTAAACTATAGAATATTATATTTTGTACAGCGCCATAATATAATATTTTATTTACATTAGCTAAATCACTTTGAGCTTGAGTAGTATAACCTTTAGATATTCTTCTATTAATTAAATCTGAAAAAGATTTTTTCATTAATCTGTTATACTGCGAAGTAACGTTTTGAAAATTTAATATTATTTTACCAGCAACAGAAGACTGTTGTTTTGAAACCATATCAGGTCTTGCAGACTGCTGTGTAGCTTCTGCTATTTCTTGAAAATCAGCAAAAGCTTTTTCTTGAGCTTCTTTTTTACTTAAACCTTGTTTTAAATAAGTGTTAAGTCTATTTCTATACATTGTAGCACCACCAGAAGCAATCGCAATATTATCACCAATTTGTGTAGGTAAAAAACCTATTTGTAACAACTTCTGTATAACAGTACGAGTTGGACTATCTGACTTTGCTACAGCTTGAGCTAATTCAGCGCCGTTAACATCTGTTCTAATACCACCACGTCTTTGTTTCATAAAGTCAGAGTTAAACAACATAGCCCAATCAGCCCAGTATTGTTTTTGATTAGCAAAAGCTTTAGCAGCGGCAAATAAATTATTATCAGCAAAGTTTATAAAGTTTACAAAAGATAATTGCTGTAATATAGCTGATCTAACATTAAAAAACATTACAGTACTAACAGATCCATTTAAATAATCTACAAATACATTTACATAACCGTCTTGACCTTGTGGCCTGTTTCTACCTGTTTGTATTCTATAAAGCATATCTAATATAGAGTCCCTCATCTCTTTACCGTAAGCAGCTTCAATTTTATTTAAATTTTCTGTAGAAAATATAATATCAACATTATCACTAAACTCTTTAAAAAACTGAGCTCTACCAACTCTACCAGTAGCATCATCTAAATCAACTCTAATATCACCTGTGTCCCAAGTCTCTGTAGGAGCAACATAATCTTCTTGCTTTGATATTATGTTTAAAGCCTCAGCATAAGCTAATAACTTTTCATCATTACGAACTAAGCTAACAAGATCTGCTTGATCTTTTTTACTTAAACCAGGTACAGTATGCCCGTGCTTATCAAACAAATAAACTCTTATAGCGTCTTCATAAGTAAAATCACCTGTTGGCACTTCTTTTTTAAACAAACTTTTAACTTCAGGCATTTGTTTATTTAAAGCTTTGTAATCGTTTGCTATAGACTGTCTAGCAGTATCAAGCTCTCTAAAAGCTCTGTTTAAAGGTTTTATTAAAGTTTTTTCAAAAAAGTCTCTATGACTATCACCTATTCTACCTTTACCCATAAAGTTATATAATAAACCTACAAAATCTTCATGTGATGGTGGTATAAAAAATCTAAATTTACCTTTGCTAGCACCACGTTTTCTAGCTTTAGCAGCGCCAAATCTTTTATCAGCGCCAATGCCAGTAACGTTTTCAAGTATTTCATTAAACGCTTTGTTCATAGCAGCTTTACTCTCAGTTCCTTTTGCTTGTCTAACTTTTGATTTAACATCAAATTGATCTAATATATTTTTAACTGCCTGCACATTCTGCAACGCATCGTCAGCAAAATAAAAGTCATTGTAACCATCAGCGACTTTCTCAGCAACCCATAACGCTTTTGCTTCAGCCGTAGAGTTTGCAAGACCAGTTATATTTTTTAAAGGTATATTTAAACCATTTGCTTTTAAAAATTCAAATATAGCAACAGCAGACTCAGGCGGTCTAGCTGTTAAAACAAACATGTCTTTTGTGCCAAATTTATTAGCAAGTTTTAAAGCTTTTTGAAACAATGGCGCTGTTCTACCTTTTATAACTTTGTTAAACTCAGAAAAATCAAATACATAACCTTGTCCTAATAAACTTTCATAAGTACTAGCATATTGCGCAGGAGTTAAAGTCCCTGTTGTACCGTCTGGTCTAGTAAACTTAACTAATGATTGACTAACCGCTAGAGTGTCATCAAAATCTAAAATACTTATACCTTTGCTTTCAACACCTACTTCTCTACTTTTTTGTATTGCTTTTTCAAACGTTTGAGCGTTTTTAGAATCTTTTATAAATTTAACTTTTATATGATTTGAACCTACAAGCTTACTAGTACCTAACTCTCTAATAGCTACCATATCTTTTTTACCTAAAGTTCTATTGTTATAATATCTTTTCCAAGCAGGATCTGTTAACTTATAATCGCTAGGCATAGTAGATTTATAACCAACTTCTTTAGAGTTGATAATAGTATTCATTTCTTTAGGTATAATAGCTACGTTATAGTTTTTATAAAAATTATCTAAGTTTTTTATACCGCCTTCTGCTAAATTAGCTTGCAATGTTTTAATCATCATCCAGTTAGCAGGTATCATGTGTTCATACTCTAATTGGCTGCCTGGATTTTTAAATGTGTTATAGTTTTCTGAAACATAAAATAAGTTAGCCGCTCTACGCATAGGAGTTTGCATGTTAGAGTTTAAGCTAAAAAGCATCATAGCTAAATTTTTATTAGACAAGCTATTTTCTTCATTAAATATAGTTATAAGATCATTAATTAACTCTCTAGCTTCTTTAGCTTCTTTTAAACTTTGTTTTTTAACAGCAGCTTCTCCTTCGTTTTTTATTTTATTTATAAAGTTTTGACTAGTTTGATCTATAATGCTAGTGTTTACGCTTATAGGTTTACCATTATAATTAAAAATTGCCGTGCTTAAGTTTGCGCCTGTATAAACTATATTTAAACCAGGTACACCTTTATTTAAAACATTTACAAAGTCAGGTACATTTTTAAATACTTGAGCTCTGTTCATTAAAACTTGTGACAACGCTCCTTCTGGCTTTGCTTTTTCTTGTCTTTTATATATTTCTAATTGCTCAAAAGCTTCGTCGCCTATGTAAAACACATCACCTTCACTGTTTACGTCATATCTACCGTCAGCTATTTTAGAAGCGCCAGCGTACATAGGTTTCATAAAAGCTAAAGCATATCTAAGAGCTTGCTCGATACCATGTTTATCAATTAATTTTTTAACAGCAATTACAGCACCGGCTCTTTGTTCTTTAATTAAATCTAAATCTAAAAAAAGCTCGTTTTTAGTTTCTTTAACACCTGTTATTTCTAATATGCTTAAGTCAAAATTTAATAACTCGTCAATTAAATACTTATTAAAATCTTCAGGTTTTTTAGTTATTCTAACATTATCAACCGGCTCTTTTACATATTGCTTTATTATTTTGTCTATATCATTTGTTAAGTCAACTATTTCGTTAGCACTTAAAACACCGCTATATACAATATCCATAGCTTCAGTCAAATATTTTTTTCTATATAATGGCATTAATGGTGATATTATATTACCAACACTAGGCACTCTAGACATAAACTCCATGAGTTTTTCAGGCGTTAAATTAGCGGCAGCCTTTGCCTCCATAGCCGGAGATTTACCGTCTTCTATTTTAAACAAAGCACTAGCTACTTGGCCATCGTCTAAAAGCTGTTGTCTTACAGCCTGATTAGTAAGCATTTTGCCTGTTTGATTAGCTATTGCTAAAACCCGAGCTGACGTATTTCTGTCTGTACGTACGGGTTTACCGTCAACAATGCCAAAAACTTCTAAAAACTTAGTTTTATCTATATTTTTATTTTTAACCTGTATTGCTAAACCAGCTTTAGTGCCAGTTTCAGCCATTTTAGCTCTACTAGTTTTAGTATAAAATTCGTTTAATAAAGTTTTAGGCACGCCAGTTGCTGTACCACCTGATGTAGCACCTTCTGGTAACATAGCTATTAATAAATCAGCATTTTTATTAATAAACATTTGAGCTGACTGTAACTCTTTTTTAGTTATATTAGCTAAGTTTTCTATTTTTTTAGGCGATATGCCATAAAGCTCACCAACTATTTCAGGTACTAAGTTTTTTAAGTTTTTAAAGTTTAAATTGTTTATATCTAAGTCTGATATTTTTTTAGATATAATTTTATCAACTTTATTTTTAACACCTAATCTTTCAGCTAATCTAATTTTTTTTCTTTGTGGTCTTGATATTTCTACATCTACTTCTCTTTCGGCTATATCAACTCTTGTTGAAACGTCTTCTGTAAACTCTTCACCTAAAACTCTTCTAGAAGCTTCTATAGCTCTTCTTCTTAAATTAGTGTTAATATAAGCGGCTAATGGCACGCCAGACTCAACTTTGTAATCTCTAATTAAATCAAATATTCCACGCTTACCTATTTCTATTTCACTCATTAAAAGCTCTTTGTCGTAGTTTGGTGCGTTTCTACGTTCTTCTGCTATTCTAGCTGTTATAGGTTTAAATAAATCTATAATATCCATAGCACCAGCCACACCTCTTTGTTCAAATATTTGTTGTACTTGATCTGAAGCTTCTTTAGACTCTTTAGCGTTTTTATCATCAACTTCCGAAGCTACTAACGCTGTTCTTGAAGGAGCAGCAACACCAGTTTTACCGTTAAAAGCATTATACTGTTTTATGAACTCTAACATAGTACCAGGATCTAGCTTTTCTAAATCTAAGTTCATGCCAGTATTTTTTCTAAAAATATTTCTAAATCCTTCTGCCAAAAGATCAAACACACCGGCGCTTTCTGTGTTAAGATTTGCCAAGGTATAAGCTTTGTAAACATCAGATACTGCTGTAAAAAACTCTTCGTCTAAAGCACGACCTTTATAATCTGGATCAGCTACATATTGTAAAAATCTACCAGCTATATCTTCGTTCATTTTTATTTGTAACGGATCAGTAGATTTACCAAGCTCTTTAGTTAATAAATTTCTTGCTTCTTTTAGTTGTTTATCATTAAATGCATTTAATATTAAATGTAAACCGTCGTGGTGTATTGAATTAGTAGAATATGGATCATTTTTATTAATCAAGTTAATAGCATTTTCTTTTACAGCTATAGTTTCATTTCCAAAAGTAATAGCAGTGCTTTCTCCATTTTGAAGTCTATCTCTTTGACCTTTAGTAATATTATATTTTTTACCATCAATATATTTTAGAGCCCCTTCAACAAATTCAAAACTAGTTATTGTTTTATCACCTAATATACCGTCTTGTGTATTGTTTATTGCATAGCTTATACTTTTAAGACTTTGCAAATAATTACCCGTTCGTACGGCTTTCATTTTTTTCTTACTAAGAGCTTCTCTTTTTTTCTTAATTTTATTTAACTCTAAATCAATAGCAACACTACCTCTTCCACCCATAGGATCAACACCGCCAAACTTTTCAAGAGTCTTTTTTTCAGACTCTAATTTTTCTTGTTGTCTTCTTAAAACAACATCTTCTGTTGCAGCGTTAATATAGTTTTCTTTTGATTTTTTATTATCACCAAGAAGATCTAAGTTAGTATACTCGTCCATCATATCAAGCTGATCGTGTATTGCGTCTCTATCTTCTTTTGATCTCTTGCCGTTTTTGTATTCTAAATCTACTTTTTTTCTTGCTTGGTTTATAAAATTTCTTTTATGATCAGGATTTGTATGCGCTACAAATTGTGTTAAAAGCTCTTTTGAACCTGTAGTTACAATTTTACCGCCACCAACCAGCGGGCCTGTAGCAAGCATAGCTTGAGTACCAGCCTCTAATACTCTTTTTTTAATTTCTTTTACTTTAGGATTAACGCCAGTAGCTCTTGACACACCGAACAAATTAACACCTTCTTGTAAAGTTTCTGTTAAAGTTTCTGCAAACATAGAAATAGCTACATCTTTACCAAAAGATTTATAACCACCTTGTAAAAACTTTATATACTCTCCGTCTATAAACTGTCTTGTTAATTTTTTTGGTAAAAACTTTACCGCTCTACTAAATCCTATATACGCACCAGCCATATCTAAACTAGCATTAACACCACCAATGCTAAAAGCTATGTCTGTGTCAGACTCACCATTTTTAACTAACTCTAATATAGCATCGGCTTGAGTTTTAATATCTTCTTTATAAAAAGCTTTTAAAGCTTCTTTTAACTCTAAATCTGGAAACATTTTCATAGCTGCTTTTTGCGATGTTATTTCTGCATAAGCATTACCAGCTTCTTGCACCATAGTAGAACCACCACCACTAAGCATAACGCTAAGCATTTGAACACCTTGATCACCTATCATACTATATAGCTTTTCACCGTCTATATCAATACTTAAATCTTCATCATAAAGTTCTACTACATTAAGCTTTTGAAGTTTTTCTTGATATTCTTTTCCTTTAGCAAACTGTTGACTAGCTTGTTCTTCTAACTTAGGCATAATATTGTTTATTTGCTCTATTCTTTCAGCAACAGTATACATACCACCTTTTACATTTAACTCAGGCATTTTGGAGTTGAAAACACCTATAACGTTAATTTTTTCGTTAGGATCTTTTTGTTTTAATTCTTCTAGCTCAGCACTTATATTTCCTATTCTTTCGTCAATATTTAATTTAGTGAAATCAGCAGCTGCTTTTGGAAATTTAACACCTGCAGTTCCGTAAATAGCTCTAAATAATTTATCTAGTTTTGGATTTCTTCTAAAACCTTTAATTATTGCTCTACCAAGCGCTGTTTCACTAAGAACCTCATCTTCTTCTTCTTTTGCTAATTGCGGTTTTAAAGCAGGTTTAAAAACATTTTGAGCTATTTCTCCAGTAAGTTTTTCTAATCTTTTTAAATTTTCACTTTCATCAAGCCTTTTGTCAAATTCTTTACCCATTATAAAAGTATACTCTTCCATAGCTTCAGAGTTTTGACTTATATCTGCTACATTGTATTTTTTGCTTAAGCTGTTAATAGTATTTTTTTGCAAATCTTGCATACCAACTGCTATATCAGCAACAACTTTAGTAACAGCATCACCGCTATTAAAAATATCATTAGATATATCGTTTTGTATTTCAAAAATTTCTTTTGCACTTAAATTTTCAAAATCTACAGAGTCATATTTTTCTCTTGCAGTCTGATAACCAGCTGAAAAAAAGTTTAAATCAATGCCGCTTTTATCAGCATGTTGCTTAATAAAATCATTAATTTTACTAGCTTTATTTCTATGCTGTATGCCCATAAAAAGATTAAGCACATCTACACCAAAAGTTTCTGAAACAGTGTTTTTATTTTCATCAGGTGGTGAAGTTATAGTTATAGCATCTGTAAATGGAACGCCAACTTTCAAACCTCTTCCTACAGGTAAACCACGATTTGCTTGTTCAACTTTAAAGCCCATCATGCCTAAAACATCTTTATATCTTGTCATAAACTGCTCTTCAGTCAAATTAACGTCATCAGGTGATATTTGAGGTAACTCAGCTGTTTTACTACCTTCTATTTTAGGAGTATAACCTTCACCTTGCAAGCCTATTTGTTGCAATGACGTAAAGTACGAGTCAAAGTCTTCGCCTCTTTTAGAAGCAAAACCTTTAAGCTGTTCTAAAGTATATTGATTATCTCCTAATGTAAACATTTATTCAGCGTTTTCGTTGATAAATTTATCTAAGTTTTCATTAAAGTCAGCGTCGTTAACATTTAAAGTAATTGACTTAGGCGGTTCTGTGTCTCTGACTTCTATTTTTATTTCTTGTGCAAATAAAGCTCTAGGCTCACTTACTTTAAACTTATCTGGATAATTTCTTCTAAGTTTATCTCTTAGTACAGGAATAACAGCATCATCATCTTTTCTTTCTGATTCACTTAAAGCGCCTAACACGTTTGCAGAGTTAAAACCAGTTGCTCCAGCAACATACCAAGTTTGATCTTTAAATACATCTTTAGCTCTAAAGCCACTATTCTCTGTTAACATGTCTATAGCGCTTTGGTAATTAACTTGTCGAACTGTTCTTTCGTCTGTATCTTCATCTGTGCTAGTTAGTTCAAGTATTAAACCACCTTTTGGATCGTTTTGATCTACATTAGGATCTTTTTTAATACTTAAGAAATTACCACCACCTAAGTTTATAGGAGGTGCTTCTTCTCCAGCTTGTACATCATTAGCAGTTGCAACGAAAGATTGTACTTTACGAGCGTTTTCTCTTTCTGTTGCGGTACCATCGCCACCATCTGCTGATGGCACATACTTTTGTAAACCTTGATTGTTTATAATAGCAGCTTGATCTTTTGCAAAATCACCTAAAAAAGCTTTTGAAACTCCTAAATTAAAATTAGGATCTCTTGGGTTTAACAAAGCAGATTTTAATTTTTTATAATTATCCGAATCATTAGCAAAATCATTTATATCTACTTTACCAGATTTATCGCTATCAAAAGCAGCTATGTTTAATGAGCTAAATAATCTAAAAGAAGTTTTGCTTAAATCAGTAGAGTTTAAATCTTCAAATAAAGATTTTCCACCAAACTTTCTACTAGCAGCCCACTCAAAATCAGCAGTAGTATGTATTTGCTCTGTAGTTGACAAAGCTATTTGATTTTTATCATAATCACTTAGCGTTATACCCTGCACGCCATTGTCAAAAGCAGATTTTTCGTTATTAGCAAAACTAACACTAACTTTACCATTAGCAGGTACTATTAAACGTTTAACACTGTTTTGATCAACAGTAAGAGGATTTTCAAAAGCATCTGTTATAGGCTTACCATTTCTATCTACGTAAGAAAATATAATATTTCCTTGCTTGTCATAACCTTTTAAAGCTCTAGACCCATCACCTAAAGGTTTGCCATTATTTTTCAAAGCTCTTAAAAAATTAGCTTCATCAATTCTTTCAGGATTTACAACAAAATTTTCTGGTTTTAAATACTCACCTATTAATTTAGAAGAAACTTCATATTCTTTTGCTGACTCAAATATATTATCTCTTCTATCTTTTAGCTCTGATCTTCTTTTTTTTCTGTCCGAGCCTTTTAACTCACTACCACCAATAACAGGCATTAAAGTTCTAAGTTCTTTATTTATTTTTTCTAGCTCATCTTCTAAATCACCTACAGTAAAGTCGACTGCGTTTCCAGAGCTGTCTATATGTTTTTGATTAGCATTAAATTCAGGTGTTTCTTGACTAGAAACAGTTGGATCTACAGTACTATCAGTAGTAAAGTCTGTATTGTTTTTGTAACTTCTAGTTGCTCCTGTATTTTCGTCTTCTTCTTTTTGTTTTTCTATTAAAGCCGCGCCTACATCACCAGCTGCTTTTGCTAAATCTCCTAGCCCTTTACCTAAAGCGCTCATACCTCTTTCAAAAGAGTTACCTATTTGTTCGTAAACAGGTTGTAAACTTCTAGGCACATTAGCCATAGCAGCTTTATAAGCAGCATTTACTAACGTAGCATCTGTTCCTCCTAATATAGATGGTAATCCTTGTTTTTTTGCCATATTTAAATTTGTTTAAAATCTACATCTACTAAGCTATAATCAACCATATCATAACCATTGTTGCTAACAACAGCATGTGGAACTTCATCAGCCATAACCCCTTGGTATGTACCAGTCCCAAACATACTGTTTTTATATTCAAAAGAATATATATTAATACCGCTTGGTGACTTGCCTATTAAGTTTATATTTTTCTTTAATCTTCTATCTGAACCAGCAAGAATAGCTGCAGATCCTGCTGTTCCAGCTCCTTGAGCAATACCTCCTATTATATTACCATACATACCCATTTGAGCACCTAACATTTGCGCTTCTAAACCAAATGCACCCATTTGATTAGCATAAGCAGCTTGTAATCCAGCGTTAGCACCTGCCATACCACCAAACTCTATACCAAGCAAAGTATTTATTCTTGACATTTCTGCTTGTTGAACCATTGCTTCACCACCTCTTTGAGCCATGTCAGCAGCGGCCATACCACGCCTTTCAGCTGTTTGTATTTGATTAGCAGCTCTTGCTGCTAACATTTGATTTTGTCTTTCTTGTTGAGCTATATTAGCTGACACTTGTGCGGCTTGTAATATACCTTGATTAGCTAACGATTGTGCTAAATTAGCTATACCACTACCACCAGCAGCTCCTCTAAGGGCTTGTAATATATTAGCTCTTTGCTGCTCGCCTCTTTCCATTTGAAAGTCTGCAGCTTGTGTATCTACAGTTAAATCTTCAAAGACATTTTCCATGTCTTCATAGTAATTTTGTAAGTCTCTATAAGGGTTAACAAACTCAAATTGTCTATACTCTTCTTTTTGTTTTTCTAAAATATCTCTTTGTATAGCCTGCTCTGCTCTATAAGCAGCCACTTGTTCTCTTGCAAACTCTTGTGATTCTCTAGCAATACGTCTTCTTGCTCTTCCTCCCATATTTATATATATTTAAAAGTTTCGTAAGCTGGCGCTGTTTTATCTATTGTCCAACTTAATTTATTGTGAATATTTTCCATGTGTACATTTCCGCAAACAGTAAATATAAACTTTATACCTTCTTGTTTTGCTTGTCTTTCTATATTAAGTATTAATTGTTCTATAATACTTCTCCTATCTTTTTGTCTGTAGTTAGGATTTGAAACTACATAAGTCAAATAACCAACTGGCGCATGTTTGTCAACAAACAAAAAACCAGCAGCTACCATTTCTTTTTCTTTGCCAATTATATAGCAATAATTATCATGCGGTAAGTATTCTCTTTCTATAGCACCTTTATCACCCCACCACCAGTCCCACCATTGTGAAACTAAATTGTAATCCGTGTTGTTAAAACTACGGAATATTATTTCGTTGTTCATTTAATTTAATTTATAAAATAATAGTTACACTTTTTAGCGTTATTTTACACTAAGATGCTGTTATGAGACGGTCTAAATCAAAATAAAGAACTGTACTTCTTACAGCGTTATTTGTTATTTGCACATTACCACTTATTGTAAATACTCTACCAGCGCCTTTAAATGTTAAACCTTGACCATTTTGCAACACATGACCACCTGGTGTTAAAGTAATAGTACTACTAGATATATTTGTAACTACAGGTGTAGCTACACCAGAGTTTAAATTAACGCCATGAACAGTACTAACATCATCTAGTATACCGCTAGTACTTGTTATATCAAAACTAGTTAAAGCATCTGTACCGTTAGCATCTGAGTCATTTACCGTGGTTATTACATCTGCTAGTTCTATTTTTAAACCAGTCATGGTTATATCTATACCTGTTAAACTTTTAATATTTGTTTTACCGTAAGCGTAACATTTGTTGTTAGTATTTCTAACATTTGTTAATTGTTGGCCAGCGCTAAAAGTAACAACACCATCTTGATTAGATATTAAACCATATTCAATTGTAGGTTTTTTACCAAGTGTTTCAAGAGCAGGTACATTTGCATTAGTAATAGTGTAAATTTCTTCTTCAATGCTACCATCTTGTTGTACAATTTCTCTTGTTAATTCTGTTTCATCTAAAATACCTTGAATTGTTGCGTTAGCAGTAAAATCTGCAGTAGCTCCAAGCATATTTAAACCAGGTACTAAAGCGTGTAAGCTTGTATTTGAAGTGTTTATTTGCCATCTACGATATTTAAGAGCTTGAAATTTAACCACAGCGTTTGTGCCAGCAGCAGGTATTGTTAATGCCTTGTTAACAGTAACTGTTGTACCAGAAACTCCAGTTACAACAACAGGTCCATCTAAATCGTTTATACCATCAATACCTACACCTGTTACCGTGCTTTCAGTACTTACACCAGTGCTAGTTATTTCCTCTTCACTCATAGTAAAAGTAGTACTACCACTTAAAGGTAAATTTGTTATATTGCCTTCAGTAGTGCTTTCTGCTGGCGGATCTATAGAAGAAGGATAATTTCTAAAATAAGGTTCTGTTATTCCTAAAGTAGTAAAAGTAGTTAGATCACCTAAGCCAGGTTGTTTTAATATAATACCTTTTTTTGTAGAACCTAAAGTAACACTAAAAGAAAATGGTATTAAACCAGTATTGCTACCTGACTGTAAATCAAAATCAGCAGTAGTAATAGTTGCTCCACTAAAACCAGAAGCTGCAGAAGGTGTTAACGCGCTTATTTGTAAAACAGAGTTTGGGTATTGATATAAAACTCTTTGTAATACAGAAGAGCTAGAACCTATTGTATTGTTTATGTCAATACTACCATCTGCAAATCTAGCATCTGTATAAGGTAAATGAAAAGTGTCTAGCTCGTTGTGAGCGTATAAATACAAGTCATATTTATTAGGATTATTACCAGCTGACAATCCACCAGTAGGAAACTGTACTATAACGCTAGCCTCACCATTAACACATTTTCTATTTTTTAATCTTTTTCTTGCAGAGCCAAAAGTTTGTGTATCAAAATCATAAAATGTAATAGTAGAACCTACAGTTCTTTGTATTTCTAAACTAAATATAGCGCCGTTATCGCCTAGTACTTGAACACTTCTAGACTCACCATCGTTACTTAAATAATTAGAACCGTAATTAAAATTTTTTATTTCCATATTACTTGCTACTTTCGTTTATTTCTGAACTAGCAGAAAATAACTCTGCTTTATTTTTTGCACTATTTTTAAATGTTGCTTCTGCATAATAACCTACAACACCTGACTTGTTTATTAAAGAGTCTTTTGTAAATAATACAAAATCACCTTGTTCAAATATTGTCGCGGGTGGATTTACGGTATCATCATGTTCTACTGTAATTGTATTTTTACCAATTGATTTTATTGGCTTGCTATATTGAATTAAGTTTGTGTTATCGATAACATCACCATTGCCAATATTAGCTTCTACAACATAATGAATAGTATCTTTTAAAGATAAAGAAGTGTTAATATCTTCGTCAAACGTTATAACAACTTCATCTAAAACCGTTGTAGTTGTAATTCCCGTAGCTGGATCTGTAGTATCTTCTGTTAAAACAGTATCTTGCGATATAATACCTATACCTTGTATTTGATTTGAACTATAATCTATTTCAGTATCATCGCCTTTTATATAATTAAACCACTTACCTTCTTTTTCTATAAACTCGTTTATAACGCCATTATTTTTATCTGTAGATAAACTACTTAAATACCAACCAGGTTTGTCTTCTAAATTATAATAGCTATCATCTTTGTCTCTTATAATAGATTCTTCTGTTGCTGCTATCTTAGCTTGAGTTCCTTCATAACTCATAGTTTCAAAGTTTTTAATAGAGCTAGGCGCATCGTTAAATAACAAAGTTATTTCTGATTCGTTGTCTATATTGTAAAATCTATTTCTATTTACGGTTTCATCATGGTGTAAATATATTTGGCCTTTGTCAAAAGTATAATAATCGCTTGAACAACTCACGCTACTTTCTGGCACGTAGCTTTTAAAACTTGTCCAACCTCTAACGTTTTCTTGAAAACTAACAGTTGTATTATTTAAAGTTAAATTATATTGATCTTTCTTTTTATCGTAACCACCAATTAATAAATCAGATGTTTTTAAATTATCTTTAAAGTAATCTTTCATACCATGTAGAGATATTGGGCTTAAACCATCTCTTGATAGTCTTAAAACAGCGCCTCGTTGTTTGTCGGTAAAATAAGATCTGTACGCCTCTGAAACAAAAGACTCTGGGTTTTGTGATATACCATAATCACCTACATAAGGTATTGCTTGGCCTAAAACTCTTTCGTTAGATAATAATTGTATATTACCATCAGCGTTAAATAAAGCGTCTTTATTAGCCAATACTTTTAAAACTTTATCTTCACAAAGAACTGTTAAATCAGAATCTCTAGTGTGAAGTTTTTGTATACTACCGTATGTAGGATTTAAATCTTTTGTTATTTTTTCTGCTAAATTAAATTGATTTGTTTCGTTAAAACTACTAGACTTGTTATATATACCGGAGTATATTAAGCTATTTTTTCTTTCTTCTTTTTTATAATCATCAAACTCTGCAGAAACTCTAACGCCAGGCGCTAAAAGCATTTTGTTAAAATCATCTCTAACCCTTGTAGACTCTACACCATTACCAAAACTATAACAATTATGCCAGTTTAAATCATAAGCAAAATTATGAGTTTTTGTTTTTAATGTAAACACATCTGTTTGACCGTTACCATCTAATGCACCAATTGTATCTATTTCTATATATATAACATCACCATTTGGTTTTGTTATTTTAAATAGATCACCTGTGTTTATTATTCTGTTTATTGAGTATGACATATTAAATAAATCTATTTTGTATATGAATTGGTTGAGCAATAGTAGGTTCTACTGTAACTAGTTCTGATAAAGTTATATCGCCTGCGTCTGTTATACTTGTAATAGTAACACCAGCGGGTATACCATCACTTTCTACGTGTTCTATTACAGATCCTACTGGTATTATATCGCTTAGTTTATTTTCTGATATTTTGTAATAATTACTAGCTTCGTAATAAATATCTAAATTTTTGTCTTTTTTAGACTCTGTTTCCCAAACAGCTGGATTTTGTGATAATTCACTTTGCTCTTCATCAACAACAGTAACAAACTGCATTGTATAACCAAGCGGCGCAACACCTGTTTTAAGTAATGCTTCACCACCTTTTCTAAAATAATTTAAATTTTTAGCAGAGTTAGGACACATACCGTTCATATAATATTGTTTAAAAACTAAATTATCTGAAGTAGTTATATCCCCAATTTTACCGTTACCAGTTCCTGATTCTAAATCTTCTTCAGCACCGTCATAAGCTCTAAACTTAATAGTAAACTTATTTGTAGTGTCGTCAAAAGTAATATCACTAACTATTGCTTTTGTAGTTATTGTACGAGTAGTACTACCACCATCTTCATAAGCGTGTAACACCATACCTTCTTGCACACTCATTGTATCTCCAGTATCTGTAGTACCGCTTATGCTATCAAGCACTATTTTTGCTAAACCACTAGTAGCATCTTTTGTACCAGCAGGGTTTGTAGATGCTGGCACTGTTAAAGTTATACCACCTGCTATTGGACTTCCTGGCGTGCCAATAGGATTCCAAACTATATCTTTGTTAAGAGACAATTTATAATTTACAGAAAAATTATAAGCATTTAAAAAAGAGGGTGCTCTATAATGAACTTCAGTATTACCTGCGCTTGTACTTAAATTTCCAGAGCTATCATATTCATTATCATAAAACGTGTTACCGTTATTAACGCTGTTTACAATATTTTTATTTCCTAAAAATTGATTCACGTTTTGAACTAAAGGAGCGTCATAAGAACTTGTGCTATCGTTATAATTAGCGCTTTCACATAAATTATCATAGTTTATTAAATAACTTATTACAACATCAGTTATTGTATATATAGTAGATGTTGGATCTTCTTTAAATTTAAACTGACTACCAGCTGCTAACTTTTTTATAAAAGCACCTTGAGTTGGCGCAAACGTAGAGTGGTTTATTAAATCAAAAAAGCTAGAGTCACTATAGAAATAACCTGAACTAGCCCAACCAGTATCTTCTTCAGGCTCTATACCTCCAAAACCAATGTTTATTGTAGAAGTATCGTTGCTGCTATAACCAGTATAAGCATCTCTTTCTTTCCAATTAGCATGTGCGACTGAAGAATTTGCTATAGGATAAGCAGGGCTAACTATAAGTCCAAAACTTTGTACTGTACCATAAGGATAATTAATAGAGTTTTTCATACTATTAAAATACCACACGTCTTCAAACTTTGTGTTATCTCTATCATTTTCTAAATCTAATTTTAACACTCTATCACTAGCAGCTTTGTCTGGATCTAACTCTGTGTTTATACCTCTGTACCAAGCTCTTAAACCTAAAGTAGTTTGCCATTTTTTTCTACTATAATTAGGATCAGTGCTTCCTACTTCAGCTGGATCGTAATCAAAGTCAGCTAAACTTTCGACAATAGATTTAGATGATTGTAAATATTTATATAAAGTTGCGTTTGCATAATTAGGTGGGTTAGTTGCACTTTCGCCTAACGGGAAAACACCTACAGTATCGTAAGTACCGCCTACACCTCCAGTTTTCCAAGAATCTTCACTAGAGTTTAAACCCCAAAATTCACCAATTGATCCAGTGCCATGGTGATCTGGCACGTTAAAATTATTATTACTTTTAGACTCAAAATAATATAAAGTTTTATCTGTCGCAGAAGATGTTGTATATTCTACTTCTTCGTTATCTATACTAGAAGAAATAAATTGATTGTAATGCGCATCTCTAAATATTTTTACAAAAAATCTACCTTCAAATTTAGGTGAATTTTCTATTCTTTCTTTAAATATTTTAAAAGTAACACCGTCATTAACCTGAGTAGGTGTACCAGAGTTTGATGGATCGTCATTAAATTGAGCCATATCAGCGCCAAAAACACCTTCTACTGTAAATATAAATTTAGCAGTACCACCAGTTGTTTTTTCAATATTAAAAACTTTATATCTATTAGAAGATAATGGCGCATCAGAAAGCTGTATAAAGTATTCGTCACCTACAGGTCTATTATTAAATAAAGTTTCTAGCTCAGATAAACCGCTGCTATTATATCTAGAAAATAAAACGCTAAAACTACTACCATTTAAAGCTGGTATTTCACAACCTTCTGCTGCATCAAATAATTTAGCGCCAGAGTTATTATGAAACTTTTGACTTATAAGCATTTTATTTGCTTTTATAAAATCAGGAGCTTCATTTTTTATATCTATTATTTTATATTTGTTTTTAGTAGCTAAATCAACAATATTATTATCAACACCTTTTTTTAACACTAAATAATCATCTATTTCAACTTTATTTCTGTCACTAGAAGCAAACGACAACCAAACGTTTCCGTCTTCAGCATCATACCAACGATCCATTGCTAAGTTAAAATATTCACCCCCAATGTCTTTAACGTAAAATTTAAAATAATCAGCGTTTACAGGGTGACCATCTGAATTTATTTGTACTTGCAAAGTGTTTATTTCAGGAGCAGATAATAATTGCACTTCGTTTGTAGCGTCTGAATTTGTTAATACAGGTGTTTGTCTACCGTATTCATCGCTATAAACTACACCTACTTGATATTTTCTAGAAGACTTTATTGATGGTATACCTGAATTACTATTGTTTTCTTCGTTGTTTATTTTAGTTTTTAAAGATATATTAAAATCTTGGTTTTGTTGTGAAAGAGAATTATAATATTCTAAGTCATAGTTTTGCTGGTAGTTACCATAAACAATTCTATTTCCTAAAACTTCTTGAGCTTTAGCTGTAATTGGAACGTTGTCATAAACTCTTAATAATTGATTTTCAGGCAATACACCTTTTACAGTATCGTTTATAATATTATAATCAAAAACTTGATCTGAAGTTTTTATTGTATCAACTAAATATACTGCTGTAGAATCATCTTCTTTATATAAAATATCTATAGCAACAACATCATCTGGCATTTCATCGTTAAGATTTTTTAATGTTACATCTTTAACTGTATTTTCCATACCAATATTATAACCTTCTACTGGATGATAAACAAAGTTACCAGGAGAAAATACCGCATGGCTAAAAGGAGAAAAGCAAGAATATTCATTATCATCATATCTATATCTATAAGCAAATCTAGCAAATTTTAAATCAAATAAACTTTCAGCGTCTTCGTATAAATCTATAGCATAACCTAATGTAATTTCTCCAGCTGGTACAGCAGGTGGTGTTCCTGCTATGGAAGTTACTTTAATACGTGTTTTAGCAACTTGCACATCTATTCTAGTTAACTCTACATTTTTTACAACACCAGTAAACGGTGTGCTATTAATAGTAGAATCTTTTGCTTCAAAATAAACAGCGTTAGGATAGTCTTGGCCAATATAGTTGTTAAAAGACTGTTCTGTTATCTCAAACTCATAAACGCCCGCATCCGATGTAGTCATCTCATCTAATTCTAATACTTCGTAATAATTTGGGCTAGAGCCATCGTCACCAGTAGAATCAAAAAGCCTAACTTTAAGTCTACCTTCTAAATCTTGAGTAGAACCATCATCGTATGCATCTAATTCAAATTTTAATTTAAACTTATGAGAATCTAATACTTGATTACCAACACTACTATAATAAAAATAATGCACTAGTTTATAATTAGCAAGACCACCGTCATAATAATATTCGTTAGCGTTACCTGTAGAGGTCCAGTTTCCTTGATCATTAGTATGCTCTATAGAGTATGGTGTTATAGTGTTTGTAAACTCGTTATTTGGCCAATCAACTATATAACCTTTTAAATCATAATTTTGTAATGGAAGAGCAGGAGGAGAGTTGTCTAAATTAAAAGCTTTTAATATAACATTAGTACCTGCTTGCCAACTTAAATTAAAATCATTACTAAAGTTTTCATCAGTTTCTATTATTGTATCAAAAGTGTCACCTACTTTTATTGTTGAAAAGTCATGTATTCTACCTCTAGAAGAGTTTATAAAAGTATGTGGATTAGTAGCTATATTAGCTATATTTATAAAACCTATATTTGCTTTTGTAGGATCTCTAAAATAATTATATTGTATTGTTGGTGCGTTAATAGGTGATTTTCTAATAACAGTTATATTTTCTTCTAAAGCAGCTACAGCATTGCCAGCATCATCTATTATTGTGGTTGTAGTATTACCATCAACAGTATTTTCTATTGATCTTTGTATATTTATTTTTTTTGGTTCGTTAGTACCGTCTGTAAAAAATAATAAATCATTTACTATATTTATACCTGTTATTTTATTATTACTAAACTTTAAAATACTATTGTCCATATCTATAAAGACAGGGGTTATTATATTATTGACTTTATCATACTCTAGTATTCTACTTGCTTGTTGTGAACTTGATATAACAACATCATCAATTTCACCTTCCATATCTCCTATAAAGAATATTCTAAAAAACATTTCACCTGTAAAAAGAGCAGTAAAAGTATCTGTTACAGTAACAACTTGTCCACTAGTTTCATTAGAAGCGGCTAGAGTTATGTTACCATTACCAGTGTCTATAAATATATTAGTTCTACCACCACCAGCTAACCACTTTCTTTTATAAGAAACACGATATTCAACACCGCTAACAACATTAACTTTTTGTCTAGCAGAAGAGTTACTACCGTTATTAGTATTATCTCTTTTTAATACACCACCAACTATACTCATACCATGACCTAATTGATCACCTGCTAAATCAGCTACAAGAGTCCACTCGTCTTGTAATACAGTATTTGTTTCACCGTTGTTATCCCAGTCAGGCTGAGTATAAGTAGTTGTTGTTGTATCTTCATAATCACCGTTAACCAACTCTGCGTCAATAAATCTAACAGCGCTACCAGTTACAAACCAATATATTTTGTCGTTTTTTTCATCTGTAATACTACCTACACACTGATTATTAGCCGGTAAATATTCTAAATATTCAACTCTTTTATTACCAAGTATATTCTGTACAGAGCCAACATTAGACTCGTCTGAAGTAGAAACTTGAATATTTACAGCATGTCTATACTCACCGTTTTGAACAAGTCTTTCATCAAGATCTTTGTTCATTTTACCGGTGGTAAAATTATGTTTAATCTCCGGCATATTATTTTATTATCTTAGATTTATTTCTAAATGTTTGTATTATTTGTTCTAATTTAATATTAGATAATCTTAATTTTGCATTTCTTCTTGTGGCTCTTTTTTCTTGTTTATATCTTCTTATAGCATATTCAGGAACACCAGTCCTGCCAGACATAATATCGCATAGCATGTGTTTATACATTGCTTCTTCTGCAAATTTATGAACTTGCATTTCTTCATCTGTACCTAAACCATCACTAACATAGTCTAATATAATATTTTTACCACTAATATTAGAGCTAAAGTTTATATAACCTTGTAAATTGTCTATATAAAAAGATCCATTTACTTGGGCGTGCGAAGGCTCTAAACCATATCTTTGACCCTTGTTTAAGTTGTGAAACCTTGGATCATCATAGTCATAATCTATTACAACGTTTTCGTTAGGAGTATGAGATTTGTAATTAGACCAAGTGTTAGAATCATTAGTTAAAGGATTTGCGTGAGATAAAGTGCTTGGTGGTACTATGTTTTTAAGAGTTACAGAATTAACTTGATTTTGAAAAGTAAATTGTATAGGAAAAACAGGTGTTGTTCCAGTACTTGGTGGTTGCACACCTAGAACTTGACTAGTAGCATCTCTTTCTACAGTAGTAACAGGAACTTTACTTATAATCATAAAATAAAGATATTCATAAGCGCTAACATCTATAGTAGCTTCTTTTTCTGTACTAGCAGCTGTACCGTCAAACTCTATAAAACCAACATCAGGATTATTAATATTTCTACTAAAAAAGTTTGGATTATATAATGGATGTTGTGGTTGTGAAACAAAACTAGGGCCAACTGTTCTTGAATTTGCCATACCTGTTAATTGATCAGCGTAAGCCTGTGGTGTAGATCTATCTACTGTTTGTAAACCTATAATTATTTTACCATTAGGCACATTAGTACTATAAGTAGCGCCAGTACCATCATTTAAAAACACGCTTACATTTGCGCCTAAATCTAAAAAGTTTATACCTCTTACGTCTATTTCTTGCCAGCAAGCTAAAACTCTACCGTCTATAATTGTAGTACCACCACCACCATTTACAGGATTTGCAGCATGTCTAAATTGTAAAGAGTTAGAATTAGTAGCTGTACCTGAAGGGTTTTGAGCACTATCTTGGTTTATTTTAAAACCACCACCAAACATACGGGCTAAAGAAGAAAAACCATTAGCACCAGTAGCAGTGTCTGTTGGATCAGCTCCTAAAGCAACAGATATAGGAGTTCTAGACCAATTAGGATGTAATGCTCCAGAAGGATCTTCAAAACTAGGATCTGCTATTAGCTCTGCATCATCTGCAAAAGAATATTTACCGTCTTCTTCTTGCAATATTGTAAATGGATTTGACGTGTGCTTTGTTTCGTACAACGGATGTTTAATACCAGACTCATCAGTGAAATATACACCCGTGTAATTAACATAATCTTGTGGCAGTATCATTTTTAAACTAGGTGGTAAAGTTATTTCTTGAGATTTTACAGATTTAAAAGTATCAAAAGATAATTCTTGTAAAGCTCTCATTGCGTGAAAAGCAATGTCAGCTCTTCTAATTCTAGGTATTATTTTGTCTTGTCCAACATAAGATACTTGAAACTGATTTATTATATCGTCTAAAGATACAAACTGATAATTACCATAATTATTACCTTCATAATAAGCTTGATTTGTTGTATTGTCTAATAATCCCATTTATTTATTGTTTTTCTTGTTGTACAGCAGCGCTTTGCGATTGCGCAGCAAACTGTGATATTTGAGGTTTTTCTATAGCAACGCCAGCCATAAATAATATTCTATAAACTAATTCAGATTCTTCTGAAGCGTGGAGCTCAAAGTCCTGTAAATCAGCAGCGCTACCATTATAAAGTGCTTTGTTATTTACCACTACATACCCCCATTTTGGTGGCAAAGGTTTTCTTACATAACTAACAAGCACTCTATCTACAGTGTTATCGTTAGATGGTGCAGGATATAATCTTAATCTATCTATTCTATCAACGTCAGTATTATACCTAGTATATACAGGACGTTTTTTAGACCACCTTGTCAAAGCAGAATCACCGTATAAGGGTAAATCTTTTAGTTGTATTTCTTCAGCAATTCTAGAGTCTTGCATGTTATATCTAACTCTAACCATTCCTAATCTATACAAATCAGGTATTTCAGTTCCTAAATCAACACCACCAAAAGTATTGTTAACATCCACTTGTTTATTATATACTTCAAATAAACTTATTTTCTCTTCTAAATTATTTATCATATCAGAGTAATCAGTGTTGTTACCAGGTATTCTTTTAAACTGGTTAACATCATAAAAATATTGTTCGAAGATTTCTTTTTGAGCATGGTCAGCAAATAAGTTAAATTCTTGAGGAGTAATATATCCTCTTTGCTCTTTGTTAGCGAGTGCTAATACTTTTTGATATACTGTGTTTACGCTTACTGCCATAATTTTTTTTAATTTATAATAAAGTAACCACCCCGAAGAGTGGTTACTCTACTAAGGTTGATTACGAATTTAATCGTTTTTCTATATTGGAGTATATCTCCATACCTTCATCTGTTTTAAACCAAGCAGCTAAAGCAGAATATGGGTGTTCATCAAAAGGAACGTTTAATAGTTTTCTATCATTAGAAGCCCAAGTAAAGGTTCTTTGATCTGAGCTTAATTTAATAATACCAAGCTCTGTTGCTTTAATACCAAAGTTTCTAAGTTGAACATTTTCATCATTTACTAACTCTAAGAACAAACCAGGGTTTCTCTTAGCATATAACAATAAATCACGCTTAAGCTCCTTAGAACTCATCTCTGATACTTTAGAACCAACTTCAACTCTCATGATAGCTTCTGCCATATCAATGTCAATATCTCTAGCAGCATTTAAAGCTTCTATTTCCATTTCTAACCAAGCTATTTCGTTTGTTGCAACTGCAACTGGTTTTTCTTCATAAAATAAAAGATCTCTATCTGGGTGATATAACGAAAGAAGTTTTTGTAAAACAACTTTTTCTTTTTCAATTATTAGCATACCATTTCTAAAAATAATATGATCTAATCTTTGATCACCTTTCATTTCATCAACAAAACAAGTTTTTTGATTTACACAGTATTTTAATTCTCTTTCATACCCTGCAGTTTCATCAAACCAATATATATTTGCAGATCTAATAGATCTTGATATAGGTTTTTTATCACCAACTAGTTTGTATATTCTGTCTTTTATTTCCCAACCATCATCTGATTTTTTGTATGTTGGTCCAGTTCTTTTTGGTTTTTGTGTTTCAACAACTGGTGTTTCAACAACAGGCACCTCTGCCTCTTGTGTTTTTTGTTTTTTTGCCATAATATAATATATAATAAAATTAATAAAAAGAAAGGGTCGAGGCCGAAGCCTCGATCCTTAAAATAGTTTACTTCAT